AGCCGAATAACAAGGCACATATTCTACATTGGAAAATGTCGAAAATGACTGGATATATTTCGCTTTTAGAGTTAATATGTGTGTACCATAAAAACAAGGAGGTCATACGCATATGACAATTACAATCCAAGCAAACGGCGCTGAACGCAAGCGCCTGGTAACCACCATCGCAGAATGGCTCGATTGGCCTGCACAGTACAAGGGCGCACCCAGCTTTGCCTACGAAATCAAGGACTTTATCGTTGATAAGAACGGTTGCCTTCATTATGAGGACGGCATTGACGAGGAGATGCTTGAGCAGCTGATGGAACACCTCTATGACGAGGGCTTTGATATCGATATGAGTGCCGGGGATGATTCCGCTGATACGGAAGAATCCTACGGCATTTGTATTTCAATGCCAAGAAATCTTTTTACCGACAGCAATCTTGAAAACCTCAAGGCACTTATTGCCGCCAAGGGACACCTCATCAAGAAAGCCCTGGGCACGGACAGCCTTCCGCTTGAAATCACCGACACCAAGGTTTCCTTCCCCTGGTTCAATGCGACCCCCACTCCCGATGAACTGAAAGCATACGATACCTTCATCTGCAAACTCTGCGAGATGGCACGAACCCAAAAGCGTGTCACCGCAAAGGAAAAAGAAACCGACAACGAGAAGTACGCATTCCGATGCTTCCTCCTCCGCCTCGGCTTTATCGGCGCGGAATACAAGGCGGAGCGTAAGATTCTGCTCCGCAACCTGGAAGGCTCGTCTGCCTTCAAAACTGCAAAGGAGGTTACCGAGTAATGTTTAGGATCAGCAAAGAAACGGTTGAACGGATTCGTAAGGAATACCCCGTTGGATGCCGTGTGGAACTCACAATGATGAATGACCCATATCGCACCGACCTCGTCCCCGGCTGTAAAGGCACGGTGAAACACGTAGACGATATGGGCACCATCCATGTGAAATGGGACATTGGTTCAAGCCTGGGAGTGGTGTTCGGTGAGGATGCTTGCAAGAGGCTCGATGCCGTAACAATCACCTGCTACGGAACAACCGAAACCTGGGATGACCGAATGGCTGCTCTCCGCTTTTATAAGCAAGGCGCTGAAGAGTGCGAAGGCTCCGAAAGAGACCGTTATACACGCATTGTATTTCAGTTAATGGACGGATTGTCGGTCTGTTCTGACCAAGACGAAGAATACTAAATGTAGTGTGTAATAGGTCAGATATACACAATATAGTGTGCAAAAGTTTGTGTAGTATATTATCGCAAAATGACTGGATATTATGTGCTTTTAGAGTTAATATGTGTGTACCGAAAGGAACAGAACACCATTAACGGAGGCACAAAATGAACGCAAAAGTTGAAAAGCAGATTACCGAAATGAAGAAGCAGACCATTGGGGTTGAGGTCGAGATGAACAGCATCAAGAGAGAGACCGCAGCCAAGGTTGCAGCCACCTACTTCGGCACGGGCAGATACGAATACACCGCAAGCCGAAACGGATACTACACTTGGAGCGCCTGGGACAGCCAAGGCAGAGAGTGGAAATTCCAAAGAGACGTAAGCATTGCAGGTCCCGACGATGAAAAATGCGAGTTGGTAACCCCGATCCTTACTTGGGACGACATCGAAACCTTGCAGGAGCTTTGCCGCCAGCTTCGCCACAAAGGCGCGAAGAGCGACGCAAAAAGAGGATGCGGAGTTCACATCCACATCGGCGCAAACGGCCACACACCGCAAACGCTTCGCAACCTGGCGAATATTATGGCGAGCCACGAAAGACTCCTTGCCTCGGCACTCAACCTCGACAACGGAAGAATTCGCCGCTACTGCCGCACGGTTGACCAAGCCTTCCTCGACAAGGTCAACAAGAGAAAGCCGAAAACGATGTCAGCCCTCGCAGACATTTGGTACGGCGCACAGGGTTGCTCCTACGGCAGAGACCAGCACTACAACGACAGCCGCTACCATATGCTCAACCTCCACGCAACCTTCACCAAGGGAACGGTTGAGTTCAGACTTTTCCAATTCGATGCCCCCACCGAAGACCGCAAGGGCGGCATCCACGCAGGACAGCTCAAGAGCTACATTCAGCTTTGCCTGGCACTCAGCCAACTGGCAAAGGAAGTAAGAACCGCAAGCCCCAAACCCCAGCAGACCGAGAACCCCAAATACGCAATGAGAACCTGGCTTCTCCGCCTTGGCTTCATCGGTGACGAATTTAAGACTGCAAGAGAACTCTTTACAAATCGCCTTGAAGGTGATGCCGCCTTCCGCAACGGAAGACTCGCATAATAAACACCGACAAAGCCCACCGACCGCTGATGGCGGTCTTATGGTGGTAGAAGCGAATTTGAAAGGAGATTTTTTTATGCCAAAACGCTACTACATCGCTTACGGGAGCAACCTCAACGTGGAGCAAATGCGCTATCGTTGTCCCGATTCCCGAATTATCGGAACTGCAAGCCTTGAGGGATGGACACTTCTCTTCAAGGGAAGCAAGACTGGTTCATACCTTACCATCGAGCAAAAGGAGGGGGCAAGCGTTCCCGTTGCCGTTTGGGAGGTTTCCTACCAGGATGAACTAAACCTCGACCGATACGAAGGCTTCCCGAACTTCTATTACAAAAAGGAACTGGAGATTGACATCAAAGGTATTCGCACAGGTAAAATCAGGCACCGCAGAGCCTTCGTGTACATTATGCACGAGGACAGACCTTTAGGTCTGCCCACCGAATACTATCTGCGAGTTTGTGCCAGGGGCTACCAATATTTCAACTTTGACATTAACCGCTTAATCGAGGCGGTATATGAAAGCCAGGAGGAAACATTATGAAACAGGAACACAGACCAACAACGGCAGAATGCCCACTTTGCGGAGCTACCTACAAAGCACCCCCGGCGCTTTCGAGAACCGATGGTAAGACCTTGATTTGCCCCGACTGCGGTATTCGAGAAGCCTTGACTTCCATCGGGGTTGAGCCGGAGGAACAAGAGAAGATCCTCGAAACCATCCATCAGCACACACAAAAATAACCGAGGAAGGAGCCGAAAGGCTCTTTTCTCGTTACAGAGATAATTACGAAAGGAGGCAACGCTATCGCAACGAGAAAGAAATATAAGCCGACAAAGTTCAAAGCCAAAGACTCTCGCTACAATGCGATGGCTGCCGACCGAGCCGTATCCTTCATAGAACAGCTCTGCCACACCAAGGGCACCTGGGCGGGTAAACGCTTTGAGCTTCTTGATTGGCAAGAACAGATCATCCGAGATATCTTCGGAATTTTGAAGCCTAACGGATATAGACAATTCAATACCGCCTACATCGAAATTCCAAAGAAAATGGGCAAATCGGAACTTGCGGCGGCGGTGGCACTTCTGCTCACCTGTGGTGACTTTGAGGAACGAGCAGAGGTTTATGGCTGTGCCGCCGACCGACAACAGGCTTCCATCGTATTTGAGGTGGCGGCAGATATGGTGCGTATGTGTCCAGCCCTCGCAAAGAGGGTTAAGATACTGACCGCTGCGAAGCGAATTCAGTATATCCCCACCAACAGCTTCTATCAGGTGTTATCGGCAGAAGCCTACTCCAAGCACGGATTTAACATCCACGGAGTTGTATTCGATGAGCTTCACACACAACCGAATCGCAAGCTCTTTGATGTTATGACAAAGGGCTCCGGTGACGCACGTATGCAACCGCTGTATTTCCTTATAACTACGGCGGGAACGGATACAAAATCCATCTGCTATGAAACTCACCAGAAAGCCAAGGACATCCTTGAGGGCAGAAAAATTGACCCTACCTTCTATCCCGTTATTTACGGCGCCGATGAAGATGACGATTGGACGGACCCTAAGGTGTGGAAGAAAGCCAATCCCTCTCTCGGTGTTACCGTTGGCATAGATAAAGTCCGTGCCGCTTGCGAGTCTGCTATGCAGAACCCGGCAGAAGAAAACGCCTTCCGACAACTCCGACTCAATCAATGGGTGAAGCAAGCCATCCGTTGGATGCCGATGGAAAAATGGGACAAGTGCGCCTTTGCTACAAACGAAGATGACCTTGAAGGTCGTGTGTGTTACGGCGGTCTTGACCTATCGTCCACTACGGATATTACGGCTTTCGTACTGGTGTTTCCACCCGGTGACGAGGACGATAGATATGTCATCCTACCGTACTTTTGGATTCCCGAGGATTGCCTTGAGCTTCGTGTTCGGCGCGACCACGTGCCATATGACCTTTGGGAGCGTCAAGGCTTCTTGCAGACCACAGAAGGAAATGTCGTTCACTACGGCTACATCGAGAAGTTCATAGAACGGCTTGGTGAGCGTTTCAATATTCGTGAGATTGCATTCGACCGTTGGGGTGCTGTACAAATGGTGCAGAACCTTGAGGGTATGGGGTTCACCGTGGTCCCCTTCGGGCAGGGCTTCAAGGATATGTCCCCTCCTACGAAGGAGCTGATGAAGCTTGTGCTTGAAGAAAAGATGGCACACGGCGGTCATCCAGTGCTTCGTTGGATGATGGATAATATCTTTATACGAACCGACCCGGCGGGAAATATAAAGCCGGACAAAGAAAAATCCACAGAAAAGATTGACGGTGCCGTTGCCACAATAATGGCACTTGACCGTGCGATCCGCTGTGGTAACGACACCAGCGCCAGCGTTTACGATGAACGCGGGCTTTTATTTATCTGATTCTTCAACGATATCTTCGTTAATCAGTTTTCCTGTCTTTTGGAAGCGTAAGCCTTCGGGAGATTCTGCAATTTTTTCACCTAATACGTATTCTTGGTGATAAAAATCAGAGATGTTCATTTCAAGTGCTTCAATCACACGACAAGCCATCTGAAATGATGCTGTCATAATATTGCGCTCTCCGCTTTCAAAACGCTGATAGCTTTGAATCGGTATTTTTGCTTTTTCAGCTACTTGTTTTTGGGTCATTCCCAGGAAAATACGTCTTTCCTGGAGAATGCTCTTTTCATCAGGGTGGATAAACTGAAATCCATCTAAACTAAATTCACTCATTTTGAAAACCTCGTTTTTGATAAAATACAGCCAAGTGGCTGTAATAATTATACATCCACCTGGATGTCTTGTCAAGAGGTTTTATAAAATTCACAGGAGGAAAATTTCAATGGGACTATTTTCAGGACTATTCAGATCGAGAGATAAGCCTTCCAATCGCACAGCGGGAAGCGGATACACCTTTTATATGGGCGGTACGACATCCGGCAAAGCGGTAACCGAGCGTTCCGCAATGCAGATGACAGCCGTCTATTCGTGTGTTCGTATCTTGGCTGAAGCGGTGGCGGGTCTTCCGCTTCACGTCTACAGATACACCGCAGAGGGTGGCAAAGAAAAAGCTCTCGACCATCCGCTTTACCGCTTGCTCCACGATGAGCCGAACCCCGAAATGTCAAGTTTTGTTTTCAGGGAAACGCTTATGACCCACCTTTTGCTTTGGGGCAACGCTTATGCCCAGGTCATTCGCAACGGCAAAGGCGAGGTGATCGCGCTCTATCCCTTGATGCCGAACAAGATGTCGGTGGATAGAGACGAGAACGGGCAGCTGTATTACACCTATGTGCGGTCAACCGAGGAAGCGCCTACGATGGAAAACGGAACGGTTATCCTGCGACCTTCCGACGTTTTTCATATACCGGGACTTGGATTTGATGGTCTTGTGGGATACAGTCCTATCGCAATGGCGAAGAACGCTATCGGTATGGCAATCGCCTGCGAGGAGTACGGAGCCAAGTTTTTTGCAAACGGTGCCGCGCCGGGAGGTGTGCTTGAACATCCGGGAACGATTAAGGACCCACAGCGTGTGCGTGAGAGTTGGCAATCCACCTTTGGTGGCAGCGGTAACGCAAACAAAATAGCGGTGCTTGAGGAAGGTATGAAATATACGCCTATCGGCATTTCACCCGAACAGGCACAGTTCCTTGAGACTCGCAAATTCCAAATCAATGAAATTGCTCGAATTTTTAGAGTGCCTCCGCATATGGTCGGAGACCTTGAGAAGTCGAGCTTTTCTAATATTGAGCAGCAATCCCTTGAATTTGTCAAATACACCCTCGACCCCTGGGTCATTCGGTGGGAGCAATCCATACAGCGTTCACTTCTCTCGGAAGACGAGAAAAGCAGTATCTTTGTCAAGTTCAACCTGGAGGGCTTGCTCCGTGGAGATTACCAAAGCCGTATGAACGGTTATGCCATCGGTCGACAGAACGGCTGGATGAGTGCAAACGACATACGTGAGCTTGAAAACCTTGACCTCATTCCCGATGAGGAGGGCGGCAATCTATATCTCATTAACGGCAATATGCTTCCGATGAAAAATGCGGGTGCGTTTGCAAATATCAATACCGATGACGGAAAGGAGGAAAATTCCGATGAAGAAACCCCAAGCACAGAAGTTTTGGAGGTGGAGGAACGAAGCGGAAAGCGATTCACCCGTAACCGAAAGAGTCCTTGAACTTTACGGCACCATTGCGGAGGAGAGTTGGTTTGATGACGATATCACCCCGAAAATGTTTAGAGATGAACTTTTCGCGGATAGCGGAGACGTCGTAATTTGGATCAACTCGCCCGGCGGTGATTGTGTGGCGGCAAGTCAGATCTACTCGATGCTGATGGATTATAAGGGCAACGTTACCGTTAAGATTGACGGCATTGCGGCGTCTGCTGCATCTGTCATTGCAATGGCAGGCACGAAGGTTCTTATGGCTCCTACGGCGCTGATGATGATTCATAACCCCGCAACGATGGCATTTGGTGACCACGAGGATATGCAGAAAGCCATTGATATGCTTTCCGAGGTAAAGGAATCCATTATCAATGCCTATGAGATCAAAACCAATATGTCTCGCGCCAAGCTCTCCCACCTTATGGACTCCGAAACGTGGATGAACGCCAAGAAAGCAATCGAACTCGGCTTTGCCGATGATGTTCTGACGGATGAGAAGCTTTCCACTGACGTTGAAATCCCAGCCTATGCGTTTTCGGGCAAAGAGGTCGCAACGAAGCTGTTTAATAAAATTACAGCCAAAGCGAAGCCCGAAGCCAAAACCGCTCCGACAGCGGAGCCGGAAACCACACACGGACGCTCTTATGATGAACTTATGGAGCGTCTCAACCTTTTGAAATATTAAAATTGGAGGATTATTACTATGACTATCAATGAACTGCGTTCCAAGCGCGCTAAGGCTTGGGAGTCTGCGAAGGCATTTCTTGAGTCTCGCAGAAACGATAAGGGCGTTCTTTCCGCAGAGGATGACGCCGCATACGCAAGAATGGAGAACGATATTGCAGAGCTTGGCAAGGAGATTGCTCGTATGGAGCGCCTTGAGGCACTTGATGCCGAGATGTCCAAGCCCGTAAGCTCTCCCATCACCGAGAAGCCCGCTTCTGCCAAGGTTGATACCAAGGTTGGTCGTGCGGCTGATGAGTACGGCAAGGTGTTCTGGAACAAGATGCGTGGCCGTATGAATGCCGACGTCAACAACATTCTCTCTGTTGGCACCGACACCGAAGGCGGTTTCCTTGTACCCGACACCTTTGAGAAGCATCTCATTACGACTTTGAATGATACCTTTATCATTCGTAAGCTGGCACACACCTTCAACACCTCTTCGGGAACTCACAAGATTCCCGTTGTGGCTACCCGTGGTGTTGCCAACTGGGTAGAGGAAAACGGCACGATCCCCGATTCCGATGACGGCTTTGCACAGAAGACCATCGGCGCACACAAGCTCTGCGCTCTTATTAAGGTTTCCAAGGAGCTTCTCAACGATGCAGCCTTTGACCTTGAGAGCCACTTCCAGAAGGAGTTCGCATATCGTATCGGTAACGCAGAGGAGGTTGCCTTTGTAACCGGTGATGGCGAGGGTAAGCCTACTGGTCTTTTGAATGCTGTTGATGGAGCAGAAATCGGTGTTACTACCAAGTCTGCAACCGCTATCACCGCTGAAGAGATTATGGACCTTTATCATAATCTCCGCGCTCCGTATCGTAGCAACGCGGTATGGATTCTCAACGACGCTACTGTTGCCGCAATCCGCAAGCTCAAGGACAACAACGGTCAGTTTATGTGGCAGCCCGGTCTTCGTGAAGGTCAGCCCGATACTATCCTTGGTAGACCCGTTTACACCTCTATCGCAATGCCCACCATCGATGCAGGTGCCAAGACCATTCTCTTTGGTGACCTCTCCTACTACTGGATCGGTGACCGTGAGGGCGTTGAGTTCACTCGTCTGAACGAGCTTTACGCTGATAAGGGTCAGGTCGGTTTCCTTGCTACCAAGAGAGTCGATGCCAAACTCATCCTGCCCGAAGCCGTCAAGGTACTTCAGCAGGGCGGCTCTGCCACCTAATTTAACGGGAGGTAGTGGCGATGGAAGAGCTTTTGCCCCGTGTTAAGAAAAATCTCAACCTTGAACACGATGCGGATGATGACCTTGTAAGAGGTTACATCCTTGCCGCCATCGCCTATGCCGAGGGTTATCAGCATCTCCCGGCGGGAGCATATACAGAAACCGCTATGTCCGAAGTCACAAAGCAAGGCGTTATTATGCTTGCAACTCATTTTTATGAGTCCCGTGATGGAGGTACAGGCGGTTTCTTTGCGGATAACCCCCAGGCGGCATCGCAATCGTGGAAAACTATCCATATGCTCCTTATCATTGACCGAGATTGGAAGGTGTGAGTATGAGCCTTGGAAAAATGAATACCACCGTAGAAATCGGCATCTTTAAGAGTATCAAGGATGCCGAGGGCTTTGCCACATCCGTTTATGAGGGTGTGGCTTCTGTCCGAGCTTTTAGAGAAGGTAGACACGGCTCCCAACGTTGGGCTAACCTTGCTGCCTTTAGTGATGCCACCGACCTCTTCCGCATCCGCACCATTCCCGGTGTCGATATTTCCACCGACCACATTCTTCTTTGCAACGGCGAGAAGTACGATATCATCTCGGTGGAAGATGTGCGAGGACGCGGTATGTACCTTGAAATAATGGCAAGAAAGGTGGTGCCGACTCGTGGCTAAAGCAGAAATCCAAATGCCGGAGGAGTTCCTTGAAAGGCTCTCTGCTCTTGGCGAAAAGACAGACGAGATTGCCGAGCGTGTGCTTGAGGCGGGTGGCGAGGTTGTGCTATCTAAAGTAAAAAGCAACCTGGCTTCTGTCGTTGGCAAGAACACGAAGGTCGCATCTCGTTCCACGGGTGAGCTTGAACGCTCTCTCGGTATGACACCTCCCAAGGTGGACAGAGACGGCAACTATAACATCAAAATCGGCTTTGCAGAACCTCGTTCCGATGGCGACAGCAACGCAAAAATCGCCAACATCCTGGAATACGGACGGCACGGACAGCCCGCAAAGCCCTTTTTGAAGCCTGCAAAATCAGCATCGAAAAAGGCGTGTGAAGCGGCTATGATGCAGAAATTTGAGGAGGAGGTAAACAAGCTATGAGCATTCTCGCAGATCTCAATACGGCACTTACCCCCTTGGGTATCCCGCTTGAAACGGGTATCTTCGGAGATATAGCCCCCGACAAATACATCGTAATCGTACCGCTGACGGACACTTTCGATTTGAATGCCGACAACGCTCCGACCTACGATGTTCAAGAAGCGCGTATCTCCCTTTATTGTAAGGGCAATTATGGTGCCGATAAAAACAGAATTATCCGTGCGCTGTTCGGCGCGGATTTAACTATTACGAACAGACAATATATCGGTTATGAAACCGACACCGGCTATCACCACTATGTGGTGGATGTCGCAAAACACTATGAAATGGAGGAATTTTAACTATGGCAACAATCGGTCTTGACAAACTGTACTATGCCAAAATCACCGAGGACGCAGATGGCAACGAAACCTATGAAACGCCCAAGCAGCTTGCAAAAGCGATGACGGCGGATTTGTCGGTGGAACTGGCAGAGGCAACCCTCTACGCAGACGATGGCGCAGCAGAGATCGTCAAAGAATTTAAGAGTGGCACCTTGTCGCTCGGCATCGATGACCTCGGTGCAGCGGTCGCATCCGACCTTACAGGATCGGTCATCGACAAAAACGGCGTGGTTATTTCCAGCACCGAAGATGGTGGAGATCCCGTGGCAGTTGGCTTCCGTGCCAAGAAGGCAAACGGAAAGTACAAGTATTTCTGGCTTTACCGCGTGAAGTTCGGTATTCCCGCGACCGCGCTCGCAACCAAGGGTGACAGCATCACGTTCAGCACGCCCACAATCGAGGGCACCGTGCTTCGTCGCAACAGAGCAGACAATACTGGCAAACATCCCTGGAAAGCAGAGGCAACTGAAGGTGATACCGGCGTCAACAACACCGTAATTGCTGATTGGTATAAGGAGGTTTACGAACCTTCGCATACCAGTGCAGCACCCACAGGGGCATAAGGAGGTAGCGACATATGATTACAGATAGAACCGCAACCATTACCATCGGCGGTGACGAATACGAGCTTGTTCTCACCACCAAGGCTACCAAGGAAATCGCAGGTCGTTACGGCGGTCTTGAGAACCTTGGCGAAAAGCTCATGAAGAGCGAGAATTTCGAGATGGCTATCGGTGAGATCGTATGGCTGATTACGCTCCTTGCAAATCAGTCCACCCTCATCCATAACCTCAAGCACAAGGACAGCCCCCGTGACCTTCTCACCGAGGACATCGTGGAAATCCTCACCGTTCCCGCCGACCTTGCATCCTATAAGACCGCCATTACCGAGGCTCTGTATAAGGGCACTCAGCGTAACGTGCAGAGCGAGGCTGACACAAAAAACACGGTGGTCGAGTAAGTGACGAAGAGCTGTTTACTCGGCTCATATATTACGGCCTTGCCCACCTTCATCTAACCCTTGATGAGGTGGGTCTTATGCCGTTTGGTCTCTTGCTCGACCTTTGGGAATGTCACAAACAATTTTCAGGCATATCCAAACCGAAACGGGAGCATTTCATAGACGATATTATCCCCGACGGAATATAACAAGGAGGTGGTGATATATGTCAGAAAAGTTCGGCTTAAAGATCGGTCTTGAAGGTGAAAAGGAATTTAAAAAGTCCCTGGCAGAAATCAACCAATCCTTCAAGGTCCTCGGTTCGGAAATGAAGCTTGTGGAAGCTGAATTCGGCAAGAACGACAAGTCTATCGAAGGGCTGACCGCAAGAAACGAAGTGCTGGATAAACAAATATCGGCACAAAAGCAAAAAATCGAAACCCTCCGTGCAGCATTGCAAAATGCCGCCGACTCCTTTGGGGAGAACGATAAACGCACCCAGGCTTGGCAGATACAACTGAATAACGCAGAAGCCGCCCTTATCGGTATGGAACGAGAGTTGAAGGATAACAACGATGCCCTCGAAAAAGCCGAAAAAGGTATGGACGAAGCGGGTGATGAAGCAGACAATATGGGTGATGAGGTGGAGGGTGCGGGCAAGCAAGCAGATGATGCCAGGGGCAAATTTGAAGGTCTCGGCACGGTCTGTAAGGCTACCGCAGCCACCATCACCGCAGCCTTCGCTGCTGTATCTGCCGCCGCTGTTGCCGCCGGAAAAGCCCTTGTGGATATGGCGACAGAGGGTGCGGCTTATGCTGATGGTGTCATCACCACGGCAACCCAAACGGGCATCGCAACGGATAAGCTCCAAGAATATATGTATGCCGCCGAGCTTGTTGACGTCTCCACCGAAACGCTCACAAAGTCGATGGCAAAGAATATCAAGTCGATGTCCACCGTTGCCAATGCCGCAACCGAAGCCGAGGTCGATCTTGAAAAGCTCGCCAAGGCAGAAGCCAAAGCCACCACCGCACAGCTCAATCTTGAAAAGGCTCAAATCGCCTACGATGAAGCCGTTAAGAAAAGCGGTGAGGCGGTAAGCAAAGCCTACGCTTCGGTGGAAGATGCAATGTATGCGGTGGAAACGGCACAGATCTCCTACAACGCAGCCGTTGAAAAGAACGGTGCCGATTCGGAGCAAGCAATGAAAGCCGCCGTTGCCCTTGAAAAGGCGCAAAGCAAGCTGTCCTCTGCCCAAGAGACCTACAATGCGGCTCTTGCGGAAAGCACGGAAGGCTCTGCCGCCGTTCAAAAGGCAGCCATCGCCCTTGAGCAAGCACAGAATAATCTTGCGACAGCTCAAGCTGACGTGGCAAGTGCATCACAGCCTGTTGCCCCGGCAATGAACGAAATGTCCGAAGCCTATGCAAAGCTCGGCATTGCCGTTTACGATGCCGAAGGTAATATGCGTGACAGCGATACCGTGTATTGGGAAATCATCGATGCCCTTGGCAAGATGGAAAACGAGACCGAACGTGATGCCCTGGCAATGCAAATTCTCGGCAAGTCAGCCCAGGAACTCAACCCTCTTATCGAAGCGGGTGCGGAGCGAATGGCAGAGCTTGGCGAGGAAGCAAAGGCGGCGGGTTATGTTCTCGGTGACGAGGCTCTCAATGCCTACGGCGCTCTTGATGACCAATTACAATATCTTTCTGTTGGTGCCACGGCGGCAAAGAACGCCCTTGGCACTATTCTTTTGCCCGTTCTTACCGAGCTTGCCTCGGACGGAGTTGGGCTTCTTGGTGAGTTTACAAACGGCATCAATGCCGCCGGGGGCGACCTCGGTAAAATGGCTGACGTTATCGGTGAGATAATTCCCAAGGTCATTGATGTATTTATGGATCATCTCCCGGTGCTGCTTGACCTTATTACAACGATGGTGACATCCCTCGGTCAAGCTATCGTGGATAATCTCCCCGTTATCGTAACCTCGGCAACCGAAATCCTCTTCACGATTTTGAACGCCCTTATATCGGGGCTTCCGCAAATAGCCGATGGAGCGTTGCAGTTGGTGCTTGCCCTGGTTAACGGCATCATCGACCAGTTACCGCTTCTTATCGACACCGGGCTTCAAGTTATCGTAACCCTGGTGGAAGGTATCGCAAAGGCTCTGCCACAGCTTGTGCCTTCGCTTATGGCGGTTATAACGAAAATCGTGGATACGATCATCAAGAACCTTCCGCAGATTCTCGGTGCTGCAATCAAGCTCGTTAAGGGATTGGCTCAAGGTATTCTCAATGCCATTCCAGTCCTCCTTGAAGCTCTCCCCGAGCTGATACAAGCATTGCTTGATTTCCTTATGAACGCCATTCCGCAAATCATCGAGGCTGGTATCGGCTTGCTTACCTCAATCATCGGTGCATTGCCCGAGATTATTGAGGTTATCGTTGCTGCGATTCCCGTTATTATTGACGGCATTCTGACAGCGGTTATTAACGCTATCCCCTTGATAATCGATGCAGGAATACAGCTCATCACCTCACTTGTTGGAGCGTTGCCGACCATTATTTCAACCATCATCGCGGCTATTCCCATAATAATCGACAACATCCTCACGGCTGTGATCGGTGCCATACCGATGATAATTGATGCGGGTATCAACCTCATCACTTCTCTCGTTGGCGCTTTGCCGACTATCATCCAAACCATCGTCAACGCAATCCCTGTTATTATCAACGGCATTCTTGAGGCTCTTATGAATGCCATTCCGCTTCTTATCGAAGCAGGTGTGCATCTTATTACCTCACTCGTAGCCGCACTCCCCGAAATCGTTATCACGATTGTGGAGGCTATCCCCGTCATCATCGAGGGTGTTCTGAATGCGGTGATCGGTGCTGTGCCTTTGATTATTGATGCGGGTATTACGCTGATTACCTCTCTCATCGGTGCTTTGCCGGAAATCATCTTCACGATTGTCCAGGCGATCCCCGAAATCATTGTGAGCGTTATCGACACCTTACTCGGAATGATACCGATGATTATTGAGTGCGGCATTACGCTTCTCACCTCGCTGATAACCGAGCTACCTCGTATTATTATCGCCATCGTGGGTTGCTTACCCGACCTTATCAACGGCATCATTGACGGACTTCTCGGAAGCATCGACAAGTTCATCGAAGCCGGTGTTGACCTCTTTATGTCTCTCATAACCAATCTTCCGCAGATTATTTGGGAGCTTGTAAAGGCAATGCCACAGATTATCACCTCCTTGGTGAACGCATTAGTCAACGGCATCGGCTCCTTTGTTGACGTTGGCGCAAACCTTGTAAGAGGTCTGTGGGAAGGTATCCAGAGCCTTGCCTCTTGGATTTGGGATAAGGTGTCTGGCTGGGCTTCGAGCCTTTGGGACGGCATCTGCGACTTTTTTGGCATCCACTCCCCCTCCCGTAAGATGGCGTGGATAGGAGATATGATGATGGAGGGCTTGGCTGGCGGTATTGATGAAACCGCAGGCGAGGCAATCGACTCCGCTACGCATATGGCAAAAGACCTAAACTCTGTATTTGATGACCTCTCCGCAGATCTGTCAACCACGCTGCCGAGCGATATCAACGTCAATGCACACGGAGCCGTAACCGATGGAACGACAGCCCCCGGTGGCTTCTCGATCCACCTGGTCATCGAAAACTTTAACAACTATTCAAGCGAGGATATCTCCGCGCTTACAAACGAAATTATGGTAACCGCAGATGCGTTTGCGAAACGGAAAGGAGTGGTATTTGCGTGAATTATTTTATTTATAACGGTATCAACTCCGCTGATATGGGCATTCGCATCAGCAGTAAGGACATCTTCTCCGCACCGAAATATGATTTGAAGTTTCAATCAATCCCCAGCAGAGACGGCGACCTTATCACCCCTAACGGACGATTCCCCAATGGGGCGGTTTCCTATACTTGCTTTGTACCCGCAAAGAGCATCTCCGAGCTTTCAAGCAAGGTAACGGCTATCAAGGCTTGGCTCTATACCGAGCCTGACCGCTACCATACGTTATCGGACAGCTACGACACCGAATTTTTCCGCAAAGCGGTCTTCAATAACAAGTTGGATATTGATGACGAGCTGAATAAAATCGGCGTGTTCACCGTGAATTTCAGCGTTCAGCCGTTCCGTTATCTGTATTCGGGACAGACACTTACCACTTATAGCAGCTCCGGCTTTGTACTGACCAACCCTTATCCCTTCACCGCCAAGCCTTACATCAAGGTCAACGGCAGAGGCACTGGTAACCTTACGATTCAGTCCTCTGCGGGAAACGCTATATGGGAGTTCAGCACCCTTGACGGATACACCGAATGCGACTCGGAGCTGATGAACTTCTACCAAGGCACCGAGCTGAAGAACGACACGGTCAGCGGTAACGGTTTTCCCACCCTTGCTCCCGGTAAGAATACCATCACCTTTGACGGAGGTATTACAAGCCTTGAAATAAAGCCGAGGTGGGTGATGATATGATACCGGTTCTTTATAAAGCCAATGCGACCAGCTTTTCAACCTTTGGCATCGGTGCTCTTTCGGATATTATCTCCTGCGAGGTCACCGAGGAACGCAACAGCACCTACGAATGCACCTTTCAGTATCCCATTTCGGGTCAGTTCTATAACGAAATCCGCAAGGAACGTCTTGTAAAGGCAAAACCTAACGATACATCCAAAGACCAGGTCTTCCGCATTTACCGCATTACAAAGCCTATAAACGGCATTGTGAAGGTGTACGCACAGCACCTCTCTTACGATCTGACTACCATCGCAACGCCTGCGTGGGAAGGTGCAAATCTTCCTCCGCAGCTTGCGATGGAACGGGTCTTTACAAACGCTCTCACGCCCCACAACTTCACCTTCCGCACCGATTACGTTACCTCAAAGGAATTCTCGGTATCGAAACCCAAGAGCATACGTGCGGTGCTTGGCGGTGAGTCCGGCTCTCTTATCAGCCTTTGGGGTGGCGAGTTTGAATGGGACAACTACTCGGTCATCCACCATCAAGGGCGTGGTGAGAATCGCGGCGTTGTTATCGAATACGGCAAAAACCTCACAAAGCTTGAGGAAGACAGCGACAATTCCGATGTTTATACGGATTTGTTGCCTTTTGCTGTTTATACCGATGAGAACGAAAACGAAACCGTCATCACCCTTACCGAACAGATACTGCCGATCTCAAACAGCACTCTGGTGCAAAGGAAAACCCTCATCAAGGATTTCACCGACTCCTTTGAAATGGACGAGGTAATCACCGAAGAGGCTCTCCGTGCCAAGGCTGTGAAGTATCTTGAAAATAACCCTCTCGGGGTGGAAACGCCCAACTTGACCATATCCTTTGAGCCATTATGGAAGCAACCGGAATATGCTGCCATCCTTGAGCGTGTATCTCTCTGCGACAGAGTAACTATCAAGCATACTCTGCTCGGTGTTTCTGCTACGGCAAAGGTGGTAAAGACGGTATATGACACCCTTGCGGAAAAGTACACCTCTATCACCCTCGGCTCGGTTCGTCAAAGCCTTACCGACACCGTTTCCCAAACGCAAGCAGCAATCGAAAACACCGCCGCTAAAATTGACCGTATACCGAGCCTTATGGCTTCTGCGATTCAAAACGCAACCGAGCTTATAACCGGTCAGCGTGGCGGTTATGTCGTGCTTCGAGGGGATGATGCAGGTCAGCCTTACGAGCTTCTCGTTATGGACGCACCCACGATTGAAGATGCCGTGAATATATGGCGTTGGAACGTCGGCGGACTTGGCTTTTCCTCAAATGGCTACAACGGTCCCTATGAAACGGCGATCACCTCCGATGGTGCTATCGTTGCCGATTTTATCACCTCGGGTACGCTGATTGCAAATATCATCAAAGCGGGTACGCTTTCTTCCATTGACGGCTCGTCCTATTGGAATTTGGAGACGGGTGAGGTTGTTCTCAAAGCCTATGCCACGACCGAATCGGTAGAAGACACCAATATCCGCATTGATGAAATCAACGAGCAGAAAATGTATCGGCTTGTGATTTCCTCTTCCAACGGAAACATCTTCAAGAACGGCAATATCCAAACAACACTTATCGCTACCGTCTTTTCTTGGGATGAAAATATCACCGACACCCTGGATGACAATCAGTTCATTTGGACTCGTGTATCGGATGATGCCGAAGCGGACAAATTGTGGAACGATGCCCACTACGGAGGAACGAAATCCATAGAAATTACAGGCGAGGATGTCGATGTCCGCGCCACTTTTTTCTGCGACCTCATCGACACAACCACAAGGCTCAGCTTACTCGGTTGAGTAAATTCAAATAAAGGAGATTTTTATTATGAGCAAAGCACAAGGTCAATTTACAATTATTGACTACAATGACGCGCTAACCCTAACGGGTTATATCGGGTCGAACCTCGCAAAGTCGCAGATGTTCAATCCCGATAACAACACCTACAATCCCGACTGGAGCAAGACCAACTTGGTTTTGACACCGAGTTTGTATGTCATCGGTACAACCACCGACCAAATCACCTCCGCTTCCGTTACTTCGGTCAAGTGGTACATCGGTAGTTCCACCACGGCAATTACCTCTTCCGGCAACTATGCTTTGAGCGGAACGAAGAGCCATATTCTCACCGTCAAGGGCAATGTAATGGCGGGTCTGCCCGGCATTGACTACCGCTGCGTTATCACCTACAAGGACGCATCGACGGGTCTGTCCCTCACACATCCTCTTACCATCTCCTTCTCCCGCGTGGTAAACGGCGGCGGTATCGTTGATTTGCTTGTTACTACGCCGAGTGGTAACGTCTTTAAGAACAGCGAAATTGCCACTCTTACTGCCAAGGCAGAGCTTTGGAGAGGCTCTACCGTAGACACCACCAATGTGACCTACGCTTGGGCGATTATGGATTCGAGTGTTACCTCATCCTCCTCCACAGGCTATGATGCTAAGTTCGGCACCGGTTGGAGAAAGCTCACAGACACCACGGGCAAATACACGGGAACGACCACTTCCACCATTACGATTTATGCGGCAGCCGTTGACAGCTATGCTGTTTTCAAATGCATTGCAACCGACTCCGACTCCGCATCCAACACCTACAACAGCAATTTCACCGACGTTGCGACCTTTATCGACAACTCCGACCCCATTCAGGTTGTTATTACCTCTACGGGTGGCGATGTCTTTAAGAATGGTCAAGGCTCAACCACCCTTACGGCCGTTGTTTACCAAGCGGGTGCAGAAATCGATACCGAAGGTAAAGGCACTTATACCTGGACTAAATACAACAAGGACGGTGCCATCGACACCTCTTGGGGTACAAGCGGAACGAAAACGGGTAAAACCCTCTCCGTATCCAACACAGACGTTACCACCAAGGCAACCTTTATGGTCGTTGTAACACTCTAACGAAAGGAGGCACAGCCGATGCGGGCGCAAGCACAAATTACAATTCACTCTCTGTATGATGCGGAACCTTCCAACACCGCACCGGCAAACCCTGTCCGTGGTCAGTTATGGGTGGATACCTCAAAAAATCCACCCGTAACGATGGTGTGGAACGGCTCTGCCTGGAAAGAACAGAATGGTACGGACACCATTCGCACCTCAATCAAAACCATTGAGACCAAAGAAGCCAATCTTGAAACCAATCTCAATGGACTCACAAGCACCGTTTCCTCTGTGACAAAGCGTGTAGAGGTAGTTGAGGATGGTCTTGGAAACACACAAGAAACCATCCTTGACATCCAAACCGATGTCTCCGAGCTTGAACAGACCGCATCGAGCATTGCCCTTCGGGTTACGGCAAACGAGACGGATATTTCCTCTTTGGAGGTAACGGCATCCGGGCTTACAACCCGTGTTTCTTCCGCCGAAGGAAATATCTCCACCCTCACAACCACCGTCAACGGCTTAAAAACCCGTGTGACAAATGCCGAAGGAGACATCACTTCTATCGAGCAGAGCGTGAGCAGTATTACTACGAAGGTCACCAACGCCGAAGGAGACATCGCCTCGCTTGAAACGTCGGTCAGCGGACTTACCACCCGTGTTTCAAATACAGAGGGGGGTATTTCTTCTTTGGAGCAATCTGTCAGCTCGATCACCACAAAGGTGACAAACATCGAGGGTGATATTTCCGAACTAACTACCGACCTTTCGGGCATAACCGCAAGGGTGGCATCGGCTGAAGGAAATATTACAACGCTGACAACCACGGTTAACGGACTCAAAACACGTGTGACCAATGCCGAGGGAGACATCTCTACCCTTGAGCAGAACGTGGGAAGTATTACGACCCAGGTTGCTACCAACAAAGGCAACATCTCCACTCTCACCCAGACGGTGGATGCGGTGGAAGTCCAGGTCAGCACCAACAAAGGTAATATTACGACCCTCACCACAAGCGTGAACGGACTCAAGACCCGTGTAACAAATGCGGAGGGTGATATTACAACCTTGGAGCAAGACCTCGACAGCATCACTACCCGTGTGGAAACGGCAGAGGGTGATATTTCCTCGGTCGAACAGAGCGTGTCAAGCATTACGACTCGTGTTTCCACCGCAGAAGGAAGAATCACCACTCTGACAACCGATGTCAGTGGTCTTAAGACCCGTGTGTCCAATGCCGAAGGTGACATCTCCTCCCTTGAGCAGACCACCGAAGAGATAGCTGCGGAGGTTGAAGCAAAGGTTGATGAGGAAGGCGGTACGACCTCGTCCTTCGGTTGGAAGCTGACAAGCTCCGGCTTTTATCTGTATTCAAGCGGTTCTACCGTTATGAGCGTTACCAGTAGCGGACTTACCGTTAACGGTGCTATTAACGCAACAAGCGGTTCGCTTACCAACCTAAATATACTTGGCTATATTTATTTTGGTGACGATGGCGAATATTACCTCAATCCCAACTACAATAACGGCTCTTGGTATATCTACCTTCCGAAATTCCGTGTGGATGACACTTCGGCTTATTTTGAAGGAACGCTCTCTGCTCCAGGCGGCACCATTGGCGGTTTCACCATTGGCTCAAGCTCTATATACAAGACCAAAACTTCGTATAGTAGCACAACCGCTGGCGTTTATCTTGGAACGGATGGCATTGGACTTGGTGCCGGAACCTTTTATGTTTCAAGTGCGGGTGCTCTTACTGCAAAGAGTGGCTCTATTGGCTCTTGGTCGATAACTTCTTCTTATCTCGGCACATCGCAAACGGGCGGTTCGTTCTATATCACGTCTGCCTCGGATAGCAGTACCTATTGGATTCGCGCACACAATTCAGCGGGTGGCGGTGGAACTCGAACGTTCAGCGTTTCTAAAGCCGGCGTGCTTTATGCTACAGGGGCTGATATCACAGGTACAATCAACGCCACAAGCGGAACAATGTCCGAGCTAACCGTCACTGGTTATCTCTACTTTGGTAACAATTCCAGCTACTATATTAGTGCCAATTACGATGATTACGACTATTATATTTATCTGCCCGGTTTTCGTGTGGATGATGCATCTGGCGCTGTCTTTAGCGGAAGGTTGTCTGCACCGAGTGGTTCCATTGGTGGCTTTACTATTGGTTCGACCTCGATTTACAAGACAAAGACATCGTACAATAGCACAACCGCAGGCGTGTATATCGGAACGGATGGCATCGGTCTCGGTGCGGGAACGTTCTATGTAACCTCTGCCGGGGCTTTGTATGCAACGAGCGCCACCATCACGGGAACATTCTCAAATAAGAAGTCCTCGGGATTGGGTCTTGAGATATCCGGCTCAACGCTGTCCTTTTACAACGGCTCCACAAAGATTGGTCATATCACGGGTGGTACGGGATACATCCCTTGGAATAACCGAAGCGGTACTGTCAGTGGCGTAGCCATCAGTTCGTTGCTCTGCGCCGATGGAGGCGTCCGCGTCGGTGGTTCGCTACAGTTAAGTACGGGAAACGGCATCTATGTCTCAAACAAGCTCGCCCTTACGATGGGGCAAGTCAAGGTACAGACCGCAACCTTGACATCTCGTTATCTTCTTTTCTATTGCGGTCTTTTAGTAGGCATCGGCAGTTCCGCTTTTAGTGGCATTTCCGATTATTCATCAAGCACTTATTCAGGATAAAAGGAGGAAAAATCCATGAAACTCAAGTATGTTGTAAAGGCAAAGGATGCCATCGTTAGACTCACCGAGAAGCGTTTTGCCGACTACAAAAAACTGCGTGAAATCGTAAAGCTCCGCAAGAAGGTGGAAGCCGAATACGAATTTTACTGCGAACAGGAACGCAAGGCTGTCGAGACCTATGGCGAAAAGACCGAACACGGCACTCCCGCCTTCCTTTCCGATGGGCGACTTAAGCTCAAGGACATCAAAGCAAAGGAGGCTTTTGAAGCGGAAGTTGCCAAGCTGCTCGACACCGAAATCGAGGATTTTGAAATCATCACTCTTAAGGAGGAGCATTTCAGATCCGCCGATGACCTTCCCACTCCCAACGATATGATTCTGCTCGAAAACATTATCAATTTCGCTGATTAAGGAGGTAGACTATGGAACACATCACAACCGTTGCGGCAGTAATAACCGCCCTTGGAGTTATCTTCGGGGTGGTTTTTGCCGTATACAGATGGTATCTCAAACAAGAAAAGCAGGACAAGGACATCAAGGCAATCAAGGAGGAACAGACCCTCCTTACCCAAGGTGTCCTTGCTTGCCTCAAGGGTCTGCAAGAACAGGGCTGTGACGGCCCCGTGACCCTTGCTATCAACAAAATCGAAAAGCACCTAAACGAACAGGCGCACAAATAAAGGAGGAATTTTATCATGACAAACTTTGTAGATTTTGCAACCATCCCCGCGATCGCCGCTATCGTGTATACGATTATCGACATCGTAAAAACCGCTATGGGCGGTGACGATAAGTTCAAGAGGTTCATTCCTCTTATTGCTTGCGGTCTCGGTGCCCTCATCGGCACGATCTGCTTCTTCTGCGTTCCCGGTGTTCTTGAAACCACGAACATTCTCGTGGCAATCGTCATCGGCGCAGCCAGCGGTCTTTCCGCAACCGGCACCAACCAGGTCGTAAAGCAGCTCACAAGCAAACCCACAACTACTGTTGATACCCCCAAGGAGAGTGAGTAATTTGAATCTTCATACCCTTATTTTTACCGAGAACGCTTGCTATAAGGCAGGCAGAACCATTGCGGTTAAAGGCATTATGGTTCATTCCACCGGAGCAAACAACCCCTGGCTCAAACGCTACGTTGGCCCCGATGACGGCTTGCTTGGCAAAAACAAGTATGGCAACCATTGGAACACCTATCACCCCGGCGGTCGTGAGGTCTGCGTTCACGGCTTCATCGGAAAACTCGATGATGGCACAATCGCAACCTACCAGACCTTGCCTTGGAATCACCGAGGATGGCACGCGGGCGGTAGCGCCAACAACACACATATCGGCTTTGAAATTTGCGAGGACGATCTTACCGATGCCTCGTATTTTAATGCCGTTTATAAGGAGGCTGTGGAGCTTTGTGTATATCTCTGCAAGCTCTATGGTCTTACAGAGAAGGACATCATCTGCCACAGCGAGGGTCGCAAGCAAGGCATCGCCTCCAATCACGGAGAAACGGGGTCGATGAAGTAGAGTGCCAAAGGTCATGTGACTTCTCAGTATAATATAGCTTGGTGTTACTATAATGGAGTAGGCATAGAGAAATCGTATGAGAAAGCAGTAGAGTGGTATACCAAGGCTGCTGAGCAAGGTCATATGACTGCTCA